CAAAGAATTGGTGTTGTAGGGCAATATATGGTCTGTAATATACTAAACTTACATAGTGATTTTAGTGGAGGATTCGATAACGGCATAGATTTTGTATTAAATGGTAAAACTTATGATGTTAAAACAATGGGTAGAACATCTTATCCTAAAGATAATTATGTTAATAATTTAATAGGTATGCAGGCGAAATATGAAGTGGACAGATATGTATTTTGTAGTTTACATAAAACAGATAGAGTATTAACGATTTGTGGTTGGATAGATAAAGATGAGTTTATTAATAAAGCACATTTCTTTGGCACAGGTCAGGAAAGAACCAGAAGTGACGGTAGTAAATTGATTACTAAATGTGACTTGTATGAATTAGAGAATAAGTATTTAGTGCAATCTAATACTATTGATGAGTTTGTGTATCAATTAAGCCTTTAGTATGCAGATAAGTGCATATAGTGAGTACAAATAAAAGGAAACTAATACTAATGTTTCCAAATCAATTCTAGCCAGTATTTTAGCTTCTCTACTCTTTGTTCGTCTTGTAACTTTTCTAACCATTCTTGTCTCTTCCATAAGGGCTTTTTAGAGAGGTTCAATGCCTCACAGTACCTTTGGTATTCCTGACTGTAATTATCTGTTTCTGTGCCGTCTATAAGGGTTATATCACGCTTGTGTTTAATCATCTAGCTCTGGAATGTCGGCATAAATAGAATCAATAACAATCTCTATACTAGAGCCGTCTGATAGATAGATTATCATCGTATCCTCACCATAAGTAATAGCAACTTCTTCTATCATCTTACCTGTCATGACTTCTGCTATTCTATCTATATCCATAGTTCTCCCTAAATGCTGATAGCGGATTGTAATTTTTTCATGCTTTTGTTTTGTTTGTTGCTTCTCGACCATTTTCCGCAAGAGTTGCAACGAAGCCTTTGATAAACGGTATTTGTATTGCAAGATAAACCTCTCTTTTGTAAGCTACTACTACCACAGTTAGGACATACAACACCCTCTGTGAACCCATTGTGGTTAGGATGGTTTCTAATCCAAGACAACATCTTTTCATAGACCTTTTCCAACAATACAACATCTTGGATATTATACTTCTTCATCATATCCCAAGCCTGTTTATCTTTATTCATACATCGTATCCATAACTCATGACCAATGTGTTTTACTTTTTCGCCTAGTCCTAGAGCTTGTGCTACATAGTCTAGTTTGTTACTAGGAAACTTAAACTTACTTCTTGATGTTCGCAGAAGGTCTATTTCCCTATAGGGAGAGGGAGGAGTAAGACCGAGTAATAAGAACTCTTTATTTAAGGTAGGTATATCAAACTTTGTGCCATTGTAATGAATGACAGCATCTGCTTCATCTAATAGTTTGTAGATTTCTTTGACCATCTTCTTATGAGATGTTTCCATCATAGAGCTAAAGTAAACATCTTTTTGACCAAGCCATTTAGCAGCCCAACACATGACATAGCTAGACTCCATCAGTTGATTCAAACTAACATTTTGATTGTATAAACCCCAAACATGGGCGGTATTAGGTGATGTTTCTATATCAAGAAGTAATATCTTCAAAGGGTCGTGTCCCTTTCTTATCAATGATGAGTGCCTGCTTACGAGGCTCTGTAGGATGAAATGATAAATGCACCCACTTATCAAATTCAAGGATAACTTGGTCGTAATTAATGTTAGCTAATATTATAGCTTCAACAATGCTATGGGGATTACCAAAGCTAGGACTGATAAAGTCAACCGCCAAGCCTTTGATGTGGCTAGAAGTTCGCTTGCTTCCCAAATAATCATTAAGAAGCACACCCCTGTACCCAGAGCTAATAAGCATAGGAGCGTTAAGTACATCTCGGACATATTCTAATTCTTTCGCTAAAAATGTTAAATTATCAATGACTTCAACTGTAGGGGTATTATCAATACCTAACCTAACAGCCGTATCTGAATGTGTTAATTCTTCTAAACTAAAATGCGGTGACAACTTCATTTAGTCAACCCTTTTGTTTTCTCAAATGTGCGTAGTCCACCCAAGCCTAACATACCCATTAATACAGTCATTAAAGAACCCATATCAAATTCAGGTAAGGCAGGTAATACAACATTAAACCACGCTGCTACGAATATTATAACAGGAGATAGTACAAAATGCCAAGCTAAAGCTATTCCGCATACCCAGCCTATAAAAGGTCTCCAGCCAGCAACTAAAGGAGAACGATGAGATGCCTCTGCTTTGTTGACCTCTATCTGTCCTTTAGCTAACTCTTGTGCGTGTTTCTCTGACATCGTAGCAATCTCATGTGCTAACTGATTCTTCTGGTCTTTATCTTCTATAAACTTATCTAACAAACCTGCAACTGGTCCAATTAATGCTGTCCACACCATACTATCTCCTATATTTCGTTTTCATCAAAGCCAAATTCATCAGCTATTTTTTTTCTTAATTGCTCAAAATTTTTATCATGTCGTAAATAAGATTTACCATAATAATGATTAGCCATATGTATTATTTCATGCACCATAGACTTAATGAGGCTAGTCAAGAATCTATGTCGTTCAGGACAAACACCTATGGTATCTGGGTCTGGTGTATAGGTTGCCATGACCTTATCTGATACAGGTAATAATTCAAATTCAATTTCGTCTACAGGAGGAAGTCCTAATTCTCTTAAAACACTTGTAGCAATTAACATAGAGTAAACTGCTTTAACTGTTTTAATATCTATTTTCATCTTCTGTCTAAAGGATTAGTCACTGACCTTTTAATTATATCAAGTTTATCTTCTACAGAACGAATCATAGTTTCTACTTCTGATTTGGTTGCTGCTGTTGATGCCTTGAGTTCTCTTTGTGTTGATAGAGCAACTGCATTGCTTTCTTTTGCAAGCACATACGCATCAGCAACTTTTTCTTGTAACCTAACATTTGTATCTAGCCCCTCTAATTGTCGTTCCTTAATGGCTGATACTTGCAGTTTTAACTCTTTAATATTATCTTCTATTATTGTGAACTTACTGGTAGCTTCTATGGTCTTTAACATTTTATTGTAAAATGTCACCCCTGCGTAGCCGCTCCCAAGCACTATCGGAAATACTATTATAATAATCTTCGACATCGTTCCTTTTGAGAAGGTCAAGTTGAAACTTTCTGGTATCTGCATTAATTGGAAACTCCTGTGTTATACTGAACATATCAGTTAATGGTGGTTGGTAAAATTCCAACGGTTTATTTAATATTTCTAATGAAAGGACTAATCCAAAGCCATGAACAATCTCTTTGCGATTATCAACGACATTGTCTACATTGTCTTTAGACTCTTCTTTGTCCCTATCTTGTTTGTTTTCTTTTACTTCTTTGGTGCTATCAGTCTCGCTGCTAGTGCTTGTCTCGACTTTATCACTCGTATCGCTGATTTCTTCTTGGATGACTGATTCTATTGTAGGTTCAGCAGGATTACTCGTCTGCTGTACATCTATTGTCGGTGCAATTACAGACTCTATGGGCATGGGAGACACAGGGCTTGTAGGGGATGTCACTGATATTGGACTTACTGGGTCTGTAGTGCTTTGAGTGCATGTGTTTTGCGATTCTGACCAATCGCTCCATACTTCTGTGCCATATGGATTTGGGCATGAACTTATCCTTGTTTCAGTAATTTGTCCTTCATAACCACTAGCACACGCCAAAGTCCTAGAATCAAATGAAGCAATACAAGTAGGAGGGTTAGGGGTACAGTTATCAGAAGTAGTCGTCCAATCTGTCCAGCTTGCTTGTTTACAAACATAGGTTCTACTTTGTTGTATTCCTCCACTATAATTTGGGGGACAAGATAGCGTTTGATATTCGATACTATCCACGCATATAGGTTCTTGGAACTGTGTGCAGTAAGGGTCATCAGGTCTGTACCATTCACAATAATGGTTCTCAATAGCCACGCTAACTTCGATACCATCGCATACCATACTGTCTTCAACATACCAACCATCTTCTGTTTGATTAAAGTAACAACTCCACGCATATACATTACTCCATAGGATAAGTAACAGTAGGAGGCTCGTAATCCTTGCCATATAACCTCACAAATACTTCTGGTTTAAGTTCATACCATGCTCGTTCAGCAGCATCACCAATAGCACCTTTTATAGGGCAGGCAGAGCCAGCTTGTAGCATAGCCTCAAATACTCGCTCATCTTGACACAAGACACCAACTGCTGCAACCTTAAGACCTAAATCATTTAAGACTTTAGATAACTTAATACGCTCACAGTTCTCATCTGTTACAGTAGCTCCACCAGATATTGAGATAACACCTGTATTGGCTCCACCACTAACTCCAGATTTACACATATCATTACTGAAAGCACTAATGCTAGGAGACATAGCACTTGGCACAGGCATCCCAGAATATTTGATAGTAGTTTCATTAGAAAAAGCATAAACAGCCCAGAATAGTATTACAAGTATGACAGAGACAATTAATGCTTGTTCTCTCATGACATTTTAAGTGCAAT